GGTTTGCTATTACTTTCGTAACAACAAACCCTTATCAATATTGGTGCCGGAGAGATGAATCGAACACCCGACCTTCTCATTACGAATTATAACAGCCACGCCCTACGGAGGGGGTCTGGGCTTTTAATAAGGTTGAAAAAGCCTTATGGTTACGGGCTATTGGGTGATTTTAGTTAGTCGGCCACCCTACCGGCTTCTAAAGACCGCCCTTATTATCCCGTTACTAGAAAGGCCCGCTCATGACTACCTCGATCAAGCTCACACAGAGCGCCGTGAAGGCGCTCCCCTTCGTCCTGCCCGATGACAAGAAGCGCCAGCACCTCTACTTCGACACCGACCTGAAGGGCTTGGGCATCTGTGTCGGAGCGAAGGCCAAGACCTTCTTTGTACAGCGCGACATGAACGGCAAGACCGTCCGCACGTCCATCGGGCGGTATGGCGTGTACACCGTCGATCAAGCCCGGGAGGAGGCCCGCGAACTCCTGATGAAGATGGGCAAGGGCATCAACCCAAACAAGGAGGAGAAGCCCGCCGCCTCCGTTACCTTCGGGGACGCCCTCGACCTACACCTGAAGTCCAACAAGAAGCGATCCGAACGGACACTGAAGGATTACCGCTATCTGGCGGACCAGTACCTGAGCGACTGGCTCAAGAAGTCGCTGGCGGAGGTCACGCGCAAGGACTGCCGGGAGCGTCATCACAAAATCGGAGCCGACAACGGGCCGTATGTCGCCAACAGCGTGTTTCGTGTATTCCGCGCCTCCTACAACCACGCACTGAAGATTCACGAGGAGTTGGGCGTGAATCCGACCATTGCGGTGGACTGGTTCCCGGAGGAGCGCCGCAAGGCCGCGATCCCCAGCGCAGACGTGACCGCTTGGTACAAGGAAGTCACGGCCATGACCAACCCGGTCCGCCGGGATTACCTCCGCTTCGTCCTGTTCACCGGGCTACGCCGCGAAAGCGCCGCCGCTGTGCGCTGGGAGCACATCGACTGGCAGAACCGGGCATTGCTCATACCGAAGCCCAAGGGGGGCGAAACGCGGGCCTTCCTGCTGCCGCTGTCTGACTTCCTGATCGACCTACTGAAGGCCCGCCAGCAGTGCGAACAGACACAGACCGTTTTCCCGAAATCGCCGTGGGTGTTCCCGGCGGAGAGCAAGAGCGGCCACATTGCGGAGCCCAAGGAGAAGCTGGGCGTGAAGTTCACCGTGCATGGACTCCGTAACACCTTCATCACCGTGGCGGAGTCGGTGGACATTTCCCCTTACGCGATCAAGATGTTGGTGAATCACAGCCTGCCCGACAAACAGGACGTGACCGCCGGGTACATCACCCCCGAACTGGAGCGCCTACGGCTCCCGATGCAACAAGTCACCGACCGGCTGCGCGTCCTGACGGGAGAGGCCAAGAAAACCCAGCCGAATCAGGCAGTTGCAGCGGCATAGGACCCGAAAAAGTATATTGAAATCAACGAGTTGTATTTTGTTGAGTATTTACGCGCCAGTAAGACTCGATTAGACTATGGGCACGCTTCGGAGAAAACACCGGGGCGTAAATAGTGCGCCGGACGATGAGTGTGGATAGGGCAGAGCGTGATGCGGTAGCCCCACAGAAGTTGTCCGAATCCTGAGCGTGATGCGAGGGGGCGGTTTGAGCCAAACATTTGGCCCGCCGCCCTTTTTTGTTTGCTGTGGCGCGGGCCGAGTTGATCGGGACCCCGACCATGAAAAACAACGAGCGCATCACGCTACGCCCAGCGCAAGCCGCCGCCTACCTGGGCTGCTCCCCCGCCACTCTCTGGCGTTGGGCAAAAATCATCGAGAACTTCCCCCAGCCCCTCAAGTACCCGGGGCAACGCGTCACCGTTTGGTTCAAGGACGAACTGGACGCATGGGACCAAACCCAGCGCGGAGAGGTCCGGGAGGTGACAAACCTCGCACAGACCCTCGAACTGACTGCGCTGGCCCGCCTTGGGATCACCAGCAAACAGCCACACCCGTTCATCCTTGCCTTCTTCCTCGCTGGCGGGCAATCGTTCGAGCATCTGGCCGTGGAGACGGAGATGCCCGAACGCCGCNTNCAGGCCCTCGCGCAGGACCACAGCACGGAGGACGATGACGAGCTGACCCGCGTATTCACCGCCGCCGCCGCTCAGGTCCTGCACCGTCAAAAGGAGCTGGCGGGCGAAGCATCCAAGCATCCGAACCTCCTGTCAGACCCCGACCTCCGCCGCCGGGTGATGGACCTCGACAAGGCGCACCGGCTCTGCTTCTCGCAAACGCTGCTGTCCTACCTGCTGAACAAAGAACAAGTGGAGGGCCGCGATCATGCAAACGCTTGAACACGTCCCGGCCAGTCAATTGGATCAGCTCATCAATCGTCTGGTGGAGGAACTGAAGCCCAAGGAGGTTTTCACCACCGAGGAAGCCGCCGCCTACATCCAGTCATCGCGCCAACTTCTCGAACTCCTGCGCGTCAAGGGTGGCGGGCCGCGTTACGTGAAGCTGGGCCGCATGGTCCGCTATCGCCGCGCCTCGCTGGATGAATGGCTCATCGCCAACGAACAAAACCACACGGCGGAGGGCTGCTGAAATGATTGCCGATTTTCTGAACAAATACCGTCCCGGCGGGCCGTGGGTACTGACCGCCATCATCCCGGACGGCAAGACCGATACCCGCACCTTCACCGACCCGCAACCAGCGGAGGCTTGGGCTTTTCAGCAGAATAAAACCAAGAATGTCTATTTCCACGTCAACCGGACCCGTGGGCCGCTGACCGCCAAGGCGAAGAAGGAAGACATTGCCGCCGTTGAGTATCTGCACGTTGACATCGACCCGCGCACCGGGGAGGACTTCGAGCAAGAACGCGCCCGCATCCTTCTGCGGCTGACCGCTGACTTGCCCAAGGGCATCCCGGCTCCCTCGCTGGTGATCGACTCCGGCGGGGGCTGGCAGGCATTCTGGCGGCTGACCGAACCCTTGTTGATCGAAGGGGACCCGAAGAAGGCGGAGGAGGCCGAAGGCTACAACCGGGCGCTGGAACAGGCCTTCGGGGCTGACCACTGTTTCGACGTGTCGCGCATCATGCGTCTGCCGGGAACCACGAACTGGCCGAACAAGAAAAAGCAAAGCAAGGGCCGCACGCCCCGCGATGCCGAGGTGTACAGCCAGTGCGACACCGCCTACTCGCTGACCGCGTTCAAGCCCGCCGCTGCCGCCCCCAGCGCGAAGCCTCGCGCCGCCACCGGGAAGGCATCCCAGCCGGTGCCCTTGGGCGAAGGTGTGGCGATGGGAACGGAGGAGCTGCAAGCGTGGGCGAAGTCCACCGGCAAAACGCTCAAGGATTCCACGCTGGCGCGGATTGCGACCGGGGAGGACCCGACCGACCCGAACAAGTACCCGTCACGCTCTGAAGCCTTGTTTGCTGTGTGTTGCGATCTGGTCCGGGCTGGTGCTGATGATGCGCTGATCTTCTCCGCTATCACGGACCCGAATAACAAGATTGCCGACAGCGTCCGCGAAAAACCGCGCTGGCAGGCCTACGCCGCTGACCAGATTCAGAAAGCCCGCTCCCGTGTGGCTGAAGCGGCCCAGCTCCCGACTTGGGATCGCGTGAACAAGGCCGGGGAGCCCGTGCCCAGCTACGTGAACACCCGGACGGCACTGGCGCTGATGGGCGTGGAATGCCGCTATGACAAGTTCAGGGACCATCACCTGATCTTCGGTCACGCCGTGCAGGAGTACGCCGGGGGCTTCTCAGATCATGCCGTGCGCATCCTGTGTACGGAGGTGCTGCACCGTTTCGGCTTCGATCCGGGAGAGGCGAACATGGCACGGGCGGTGCTGACGCTCTGCACTGAACACCGCTTCGACTCACTGGCCGACCATCTCAACGGCTTGCCGGCTTGGGATGGAACGCCGCGCCTCGATAACTGGCTGGTTGACTTTTGCGGGGCGGAGGATAGCCCATACACGCGGGAGGCCGGGGCTGCATGGTTGACCGCTGCCGTGGTGAGGGCCTTCGAGCCGGGGGCAAAGTTCGATCAGATGCTGGTACTCATGGGGGCTCAAGAGTTGGGCAAATCCGCCGCGCTGCGCATCTTGGCTACGGGCTCCGCCGATATGTCCTGCTCAGACCGCTTTTCTGATGCTGCCTTCTTGGGTGCGCGAGATGCGCGGGAAGTCTTGGAGGTGACGGCGGGCGTCTGGATGCTGGAGTGCGCGGAGCTGGACGGCATGAGCCGCAAGGACGTGGAGACGCTGAAAGCCGCGATCACCCGTCAAGCCGACACCGGACGCCCCGCCTACGCTCGCAGCGCAGTGACGGTCCCCCGGCGGTTTGTCTTGGCTGGCACGACCAATGAGGACCGCTTCCTGCACGACCCGACCGGCAACCGCCGCTTCTGGCCGGTAGAAGTCGCCCGCATCGACCTGAAGGGGCTACACGCCGCCCGTGACCAACTCATCGCGGAGGTGCTGACCCGGTATCGCTCCGGGACTCATCGCCTGTTGTTGACCCCCGAAGCCGCTGCACTGGCGAAGAAGGCGCAGGACCGCCGCCGCGTGGTTGACGAGGGCTACACCGAACAGCTGGAAGGGATGCGCGATGAAGTCTTGCCGTGGAAGGGTCAGTGGATCGTCAAGACCGATGCAGTGTATGGACGGCTGGGCCTCGCGCCCAAGGACCGCAGCGGGCCAATACCGCGCAAGGTAAAAGCCGCGATGTTGTCGCTGGGCTGGAAGGCTGAAGGGCCGGTATGGATGGACGGTGCGCCCTGCCGCATCTACGTCTGGGCCGGTGAAGGCGATCCGGTTGCGAGGCCCTTCTGATTCCCAAGGGGGCCGCCCGCCGGGGTGGCCCCGTCCAAGGAGAAATTAAATGACAAGTTCAATGAGAGAAACAATCTTCCCGTACTGCCTCCAGCGCCAGCCGGACGGCTCCTATGTGACTCTGAATCGGAAATACAAGCCGCTGGGTTTCTTGGGGGATCAGTGGGTGAATTACAGCGACTTCCCGGTGTGCTTCAAGTTCGCCCGCCTACCCCCGGCCACGATCCGGGGGCTGTCGTGGAATGGCAGTGAGGAGCCCGCCGCAATCTTCCTGTACAGCGATGGCTGTGCGCCGTTTCGCCGGTCCAAGGCGGACACGCTGGCCTATCTCGAACGGCTGGAGAAGCTGGCCGGGTTGACTCTGAACGCCAGTCCCTGATGACGGGTTGAGTCGTGATTGAGTGGGACGGCGGGCTATTCCCGCCGTTTCTGTTTCCACGCCAGTCCTTACGTGCTTACGCATTACGCCATGGTTCGTTTACGTCTCCTACGGATAGCGGGGGCGGTAGCTCAAGGGGGCGGGCGGGGCCTATACGGTGCGGCTTTTTCGTTTGCCCTAGTTTATTTCTTGGCGTAATGAGTAATGGGTAATGAAACCGACAGCGCAGATTCAGCCGCGCATCGCCGCCCTCTGGGCTGATTCAACAAGTCGGAAAACGTCTGCGAAACCGACCGCGCTAAGTGCCAGCCCTTCCACGAATCCACACCTGCCAATTCCGCAAGTCGTTAAAGGAACCTTAAACGACCGTTTCCAGTTATAGTTTCGGGGCGAAAAGCAAGAATCATGCCAACAAGTGAAAAGGAGCCCCATCATGAATTACACGACCCTGAACCAAGAAGCCTTGACCAAGATGACCGGCGCAGAACTGGCCGCGACACACAACGAAATCGCCGCTGTCTTGGGCGATGAGCCGGTCAAGCGTTTCGGCACGAAGGTGGACGCGATCCGCCGGACCTGGGCGAAGGTACAGGCATGGACGGAGAAGCAGCAGGCGCTGGCCGCTGCCCCAGCTCCCGCCCCCGTAGCGGAGAAGGCGAAGCGCCCGACCGCCCGCCGGGGGACGAACATCCAGCCCAAGGGCTCCCCGGTCCTGCCGTGCGTGATCGGCTCCAAACAATCCGTCCTGCTCGATGAGCTGGCCCGTCCCGAAGGCGTGACCATGGCGCAGCTCCTCACGGCGCTATCCGCCGGGGGCAAGCCTTGGACAGAACCCACGGTGCGCTCTGGCTTCGGGTGGGACATGCGCGGCAAGGGCTACGGGGTCCGCTCCACCTTCGACCCGGACGGCACGGAGCGTTTCCACCTCGTGGTGCCGCAGGGGCAGGCGATCCCGGCGCACGTCACCCGCTCCGCCTTGCTGAAGAAGGGAGGCTGACCATGGCCCGTGTCGGCTTGTATGCCCGCGTCTCAACCAACAAGGACCAGACCACGGAAAACCAACTGCTGGCCCTTCGGGATTGGGCCGCAGGCCGGGGCCATACCGTAGCCGGGGAGTACATCGACCAAGGCATCAGCGGGACGAAGGGCCGCGACAAGCGCCCGGGGCTGGACGAAATGCTGCGCGCTGCCACGCTCGGCAAAGTGGACATGGTAGCGGTCACAGCCCTCGACCGCCTTGGGCGGAGCCTGCCGCACCTCGTGACCACCGTGGGAGAACTCGAAGCCCTGAAGGTTGGGCTGTTCGTCCGTGACCTCGCACTCGACACGTCCACGCCCGCCGGTCAACTCATGTTCAACATCATGGGGTCCCTTGCCCAGTTCGAGCGGGAGCTGATCCGGGAACGAACGATCTTGGGCCTTGAACGCGCCAAGAAGCAGGGCAAGCGGCTGGGCCGTCCGAAGGTGTCCCCGTTCAAGGAGGACAAGATTGCCGCCCTCATCAAGGCCGGTACGCCCATCAACCGAATCATGCGACTCGCCGGGGTGGCGAAGTCCGTTGTTTACCGAATCAAGAAGGAGGGGGACGAATGCCCACCGACAACAACAACCAATTGACCACGACGCAGGCCGGGGCTGTCTCCACGCTCCCCGCCCTCGCACCGCGCCAGCTTGACCTTGTGCGCGACCTCGCCACGGAGGGATGCCGTGAACACACGATCCGCCGCGCCCTTGGGCTATCCCCGAAGGACTGGAAGCGCCTCCGTGAGGACTCCGAAGGCGGGGAGCTGTCACCGCTGGCGCTGGCGCTGGAGGAAGGCCGCGCAGAGGGGGCCGGGGAGATCGTGTCATTCATGAAAAACAAGATGAAGAACGAAGGCGACATCCGCGCCGCTGAATGGCTGGCGGAACGCATCTACAAGATCAACCGGGGGGACGGCAACAGCGAAGAAGCGCCCCGCGTCCTCATACAAATCAATGCAGCCCTGTCCCCGGAGGACTACGGGAGGATCATCAATGTCGAACAGCGCACCTAACACCATCCGCCCGACCCCGTTTCAGGCTACGGTCCTGAGCATCCCGGAGGACCATTTCATCTTCTTGGGCGGGGGCCGGGGTGGCGGGAAGTCCTTCGGGCTTCAGCTCCTGATCCTTCGCCACTGCGACCAGTACAAGAACCGCGCCCGGGTCCTCGTGACGCGCCGCCGCTTGAAGTCGCTGCTTCAGTTCGCGGAGGAGCTGCGCGGGCTCATGCGCTCCGCCTACGGGACCGGGTTCAGCTACAACCAGAACGACAACGTGTTCAGGCTCCCGAACGGGGCCACCGTGGCGCTGACGCACTGCGAATCCAGCGCCGCCCTACAAGACACGGTTCAGGGCATGACCTTCTCGCTGATCGTGGTGGACGAAGCGGGCGAAGGCCCNGAGCTGCCCGTGATCGACTCGCTGGCNCTGACCCTTCGGGCTCCGGGCGTCCCGCTGCGCATGATCTTGGCGGGCAACCCCGGCGGGGCGAACCATTCCGCGCTGGCGGAGCGGTACGTCACGGGCCGGGAGCCTTGGGCACCGTTCGAGTTCGCGGACCA